TCAGCGTCTGTCAATTTAACTTTTAGAGCACACGTTGAAGCCCATCTATCTACGTGCTCAGTAGAAAAATGTTTTAACCAAGCTCTTGAGTGGGGGTAAGGAGGTAAGGGAAATTCTATACTAAGTTCGTTTTTATAAAATAGTCGTATTAGCTCAATACAATCAACTGTTCCATATTCGTGTTTTAGTCCTAAATATTTCTGTACCATTCAGCTAACTCCGGAAAAACTGCCTCAAAAGACTCATTCCTATATAAGTCACTTTGTTGATTTTGTTTTTTAAAAGCACTCGCTAACGAGGAGTCATCTTCACTGCTCATGTGCCTAAGCGAATCAAGAACAGTATTAACTTCATAAGTGCTTAAGTTATGACTTCCTGATAAGTATTCTTTATACTTACTAAGCAGCCTATTTTTAATTTCTTTAGAAAGCACCGTAGTTGATTGATAAGATGGGTTTGTTAAATTAGTGATACTAAAACTTTTATCTAGTGACTTAATCCATTTAATCAAGTCTATGTTTGTTTCAATTGAGTATATACTACTTACTATTGAAAAAGTAGTAATATAGTCAGAAAACTTAACACTATTACTTTTAAAAAGATCTATGTTGAGACCTTTTCTACCGTACTCCGCTTGCTCGTTAAAGCCGTCTATGCTAGGCCAAAGCTCTATGTTTTTAAAATTTTTCCATAAGTCTTCTAAATCATATCCCTTAAAAATACCACTATAGGAAAGATTTGTATTGTATGATAGTTCTATATTTTTACTACAACCAGTATCCACTAAAAATTTTAACATTTTATAATGACCCTCTTGTACAAAAGGCTCGCCACCAGCAAAGTACATAATTTTAATATACTTTTTTATTTGATCTATGTCTTGCCAAAATTTAACATTGTCAGTCCAGTGATCGTAATGATTAGGTGCACTCTTATCTAGTTTACCAAAATATTTTTCTTCTTTTGCCCACGAAGAAGAAGCGTAAGAGCCACACATTCGACACTTAAAATTACATAAGTTGCCAAAACGAAAATCTAAATAAATAGGGGGAGTATTGAGATAACCGTCTTTTTCTGTTTTGCTGTAGAGCTTATCATAAGAAGAGAACTTAGAATTCATTCGTTGTCGATGGCTTTCAACACCACTAGCTTCCCGGTCAAAACAAACTTTGCAATCCTTAACAGGTTTTCCCTTAAGCATAGCAAGTCTTACTTTTTTCATGTGAGAAGAATTAAAAGCTTCTAAAGGAGATAAGTTTTCTCCAAATAGATTACCCTCGTGATTTAAAGTAAAACAACATAAACCATACTTACCAGACAAATCTCCATACTGATGAATCCAAGGTAATATGCAGATAGAGGAATTAGCTTCTTGGAATTGTTCGTCCTGTTCCAGGGAAGCCTCCAAAGTGAATTTGATTGTTACGTAGGGTACAAGCTAAAAGAGATTTAGCACAAACATCCCCTGATGCATCTGCTGCAATTTGGTTATTAGCAGCTATAGGATTAGCATTTGCTTTTAAGCCAAGAGTATTACCGGGAATAGGATCATCTCCAGGACCAGGGTACTGACACTCAGCACCTTTATACACCCACTGACAAGTATTTTTATAAAACTTTCTTTTTGGAGTAACTAACTTAAAGTATTGTAGCCATGATATAAGGTTAAAAGTAGCCACATCATCACTTAGTTTTTCTAATTGATCAATTTTAAACTTGTCTTCAACATAAGATTCAGAATCAGCTAAAGGATTAACAATAAATAGAGGATCAAATCGGGCTACATTAAGGTCTAATTCATTGCTTAAAAATAGAAAAGAATTTCTTTCTATTGATTGAATTGTTCCCTCAATAGTTCCTGTGCTAGCTCTTACGTTATCCCCTACTCTGTATGGTAGAGTACTATAAACCTCAATTACGTTACTACTTACTGATTCAATACTACTGTACTCAGGCCAAACATCTAAAAAATTAGCAAAAGTAGTTTTTATTTCTACCACACCGCCTAATAAATCTCTAGTATCTTGTTTTTGCTCTGTCCAAGTGCCTCCCACAGCAAGAGTTTGGGTTCTATCAAAAGATGCATTAGCCTTTCCATAAAGTGCTTGTATATCAGCGTCATAATTTAGACCATCAGGATTGCTAGTGGTACCTGGAACTGTTCTAGGGTCAATACCGTTAACTAACTCACCGTTGACTGTAGCAGTCACGGAGTTAGAAGAGTTATTTCCTGCTAAAAAAGGATCTTCTATTAGTCGAGTAATTATATTATCAACATTAAAAACTTCTAAAGTAATTTCCTCTACAGACCCTTCAGATCCTTGTCCTAACTTAGAGGCGTTTACAGGAAAAGGAATATAAGAAGTTCCACCATAAGTCACATTATAAGATAAGTCAGAAGTTAAATCACCAACAACTTCTGCAAAACGAATCGGAAATTCATTTGGCCATGCTTTGCCTAACCCTTGACCTGTCGGATTACCTGCTTCATTAGGAGGGTACCATTCTCCAGGATAGTATATTGTGTATAGTCTTACAATGGGGTTTTGAGAAAAAGCATTTTTCTCAGCTTTAAAAGCACTAGGAGCTATCGAGGAAATAGTCGCAATTGCAGTAGTGGAGTTAGCTGATATAACATTGCTAAGAAAATTAGAGGTAATTAGTAAACCATCACCACCAGATGCTGTAGATAACGTAATTGTATTAGAATGCACTACTTCTGAAGAGGAAAATTCTTGCTGTATATTATTAAGCTTTACCTTTATCTCATTTGCAGTTAGGTTTACATTTGCAATCACTCCAGAAGTTGCAGTTGTATTACCAACGATCACGTTAGTCGTAACAAAACCAGAAGCGTTATCAACACTTAATATCACATCATAGGAGCGAGCGCTCATTAGTCAAATACCTCTTGCAGATTAAAAGATACCGTATAAAAATTATCTATCAATCTTGCCCCTGTAGAATAAGTTTGTTCAATTGAGAGTGGTCCTTGAAATCTTGCAGTTATTGTACCAGTTTCATTAAGATGTGCCAAGTCAAAACTAAAAGACTCAAATTCTCCGCTTCTTGAGTTATAAAAGTTCTCAATAGCTGTTTTCTCAACACCAGTTATAGAGGAGTATTTTAAATCGTATGAACGCTTTGATCTTCTAGATCTTAAACGACGTTTTTCATATCCAGCTTGTGAAGCAAAAGTATTAACATCAAAAGCTCGTGACGAAGAGATGCCTTTATCCGGTTTTCTATCAGCCATTGAGGTAAAACGATCACTAGTGTCTACAGTTGCAGTAAAGGATCTGATAGTGAGAGTGTCAGCAGAGGTTTCTGCACCTAATGGAGCTCCAGATTGGACACTCAGTGCGTTGGAAGAGGTGATAGGCTGGATAGTTGCAGTTCTATATCTTGCTACGTGAGCCAGTCTTACAAAAGATATACCACCATTAAAGAACTCTCCTGCTGTAGTAGTATTTGAATTAGCACCTATAGACACATTGCCACCTGTAGCGGTCGCTGCTACATAGTTTTTATGAGCAACTTTTACATTATTTACGTATAGTCTTAAATTATTTGTTGTTGCGTCATAAGATACTGCAACATGATAATTAGAACCTCCATTAGCATTTCCTCCATAAAGCTCTGTCACACCACCTAATCGATTTATCACAAATCCTACATTAGAGTTAGCGCCTACTAAACGAAGATTATAGTTATTAGTGGCATCATCATGACGAGCAAACAGAGTTTGGTTGGAGGTCATAGAAGTGCCTGTGTCTGGACGAACCCATGTATCTAAAGTAAAAGAACGGTCATTAACATTAAAATCATCACTAGAAGGTATTTGTAGATAGTCATTAGTTCCGTCTAGAGTAACATACTTATCTGCACCAAACGTAGCATAGGCAGCTGTACCGCCAACAAAAGTTACTGTATGAGCACTATCTGATTCATCAGTGAGAGCACTAAAGAAGTTTGTTAGTAGTTTTGTAGCTGCATTATCAGCAATGTCAATACCATTAACACCTAAAGTAACTGACGGATAAGTATAAGCGTCAGAGTGTTGGTATACACCAGATAAGTATACTTGTAAATCACTTGACGACACAATATTTGCTGAACCAGGGAGTGCAAATGCAGTTTGATGAGCGTTAATTAGATAAGAATTACCATTTATTACTGTTGCTGCAGTGTTTGAATACTCAGCTGATAGAGATGAATAGGTGGCTCTAAGACGTTTAAGTGCTGGAGGTACTGAAACAGTCTGTAGCGTTAAATTTGAAGCATTTGGAGGACTAAGAAATGTAGCTGTTGCTCCTGAGTTTGAAATGGAGTAGGATGTAGTTTGTTGTAACACACCATCTATAAAAGCAGCTACTTCTCCCGCGTGAGTCACAGAAGTAGCTAAGTTAAAAACAGTTGCAACGGCTCCTGTAGAACTAAAAGTTACAGTACTAGTTACAGGAAAAGCTGTAATTGGGGCTGTTGCATCAGTTGGGTAAGTTGCCATTGTTTATTTCCTTAAAGACTTCTTGATTGGGCCGTTATTACGTAGATCACGAGTAATCATATCAATAATGATTTTATCGCCTTGCACTCTTGGAGCTGCTGCGCTTACATTCTTAGGAGCACCTTGATTATTTAGATTAACTTCAATGTTTGGAGGTGTCAAGTTTTTTCCGGTTGCATTCATTTGATTGAGGGCGGACCCTCCTATTGCTTTAGCCATTGGTCTACGAATCACAAATTCACCTGGCTCTAAGAGTGCTGGAACACGGTCACGAGACCTAACGGCACCACCAGCAGCCATTTTACGAACTAAACCACCAGAGGCTAAAACAAAACCTCCCTCATAACCAAATCCTTGTCCAAATCCTGCTGCCGCTTCAGTTGAACCCCCTACATTATTACCGCCGTCGCCATCAGAGATTGATCTAATAGTGCCGCCTTTAATTGTATGCACTGGATTTAGTGCAGTGCCTGTATTAGCAATAGTATAACCTTGAGGAACCCCACCAATCGGTTCATTTTGGTAACCTCCAAAAGCACTCAACTGTGCTCTTTGACTAGCACTTAAAGCACGACTACCGCCTAAACCAGGAGCATATCCTGCCCTACCTTCTCTACTCATTGCGTTGAATTCTGCAGTAGTTAAAGCTGACTGACGACCTGGAGTTAAGGCGGCTGTGATAAAAGAGCCAATGCTGCTAAACTCTCTATCAGAACCAGCAGCTCTAAATCCCATTCCTCCGCCCATTGTTGCTGCAATACTACCGCTATATCCAAGCCTATCCAGAGCAAAAGGATCTATGCCAGAAACAACGCCTGGTGCAGTTTCTGTCATTAAATTACCTGAAGTAGTTACGTCACCACGTTGAAAAGTGCCTCTAAAACCTGTGGCCTGCGTGCCAGTTCTTGATCTAACTACTGATCTAGCTCTTCTTGCTGAAAGAGAAGCTGGACTTGGTGCTCTTGCGAATAAATTAGGAACATCAAAACCTAAGAGTGAACCTACGATAGATAGCGGAATACCTCTGAACCCGTCAGCTCCTAGCACACTAGCTAAATCACCTGTTGGATCGAAGGAAGCAGGACCAAAGCCAGGCCTGGTGTTTCCACTAAATGTACCTCTTCTACTGCCTAAGTTTAACCCACCAGGAAAATTTATCGGTGCTCCAAAAGCATCTGTCGCTCGTGCAGACACTGGGCCCATACGTGGGTCAAGTGAAGCAATTTGAATACCTGTTACGTCCTTGATAAACTCTTTAGTCCTTTCAATAATCCCTTTTCCTTTTGATTTTCCACCTTTAAATCTTTGTTGACGTTTTTTAACATCTTCTGGTTTGTTGGATAATCCTCTGTCTAAGAAGTCAAATAGTCCTGCAGTCTGTGTAGTTCTAGGAGTTGCCCCTTGCATACTTAAAAGATCTTGTAAATTAATAGTCCCACGATTTGGCAATTGTAAATTGCCAGAAGAAGGTGTTCTGCCAAGACGTTCGTCAAAACCAGGTCTAGTATTTCCTCTAAACGTAGGCTCAGGTATACCACTTCCAATGCTCATTAAACCTTTTACGAATCCAG